AAGTCGTACCGTCCAGTCATTTTGATGGTGCCGTCTTTGGTGACGTACAGGTTGCCGCCTTCGGAGTCTGTTAGTAGTTGCAGTTCTGTTGTTATTGATGGGCCGCCGACGCTGATCTCGGCCACTGTGGCGACGGTGGTGCCCACTGTTGTTTTGGCTGTTGGGTAAGAGGTGTACCCAATGAGACGCGTGAACCTTGCGCTGGTTGTTTCGGTCAGCGTTGCCTGACCTAGTCGGTAGATGGTTTGGATCTCCGCTGCTGTTAATGCTCTGGTCCAGATGGCTGCTTGTTGTTTGCGGCCTGGTGTTACTGCGAAGAACTCGCTCTGAAATTCTGCCCATACTCCGCTTGCTGTGAGCGTCATTGTTAACGCTATGCCGTCGATGTAGACCGCGGTGACTGTGGCGTCACTTGCTGTTACGACTGCGATGTGGTGTGGTTGGAATTCATCAAGGTAGACGGTGGCGTTGTATTGGCGTTCTGTTGTTGTGTTGTAAGTTCGAACGTCGAGTTCTTGAGTTGTTTTTTCAAAGGCAATAGTCATTTCGTGGCCGACTCCGTATTCGGAGAAGATGAAGTTTTCGGTGCCGCTAGCCAGTTGAAACCACTCAGTTATTGTCTGCGCTGTTGCTGCTTGAATTGGCCCTGATCCATACCAGCCTTCAATAAATTCAGTTTCGGAAAGGCTGACGCAGGTGTCTGGAAGTCCGAGTGCTAGTCCTGGGGCGTTGCTTGTGCGAACGTTTGGTGTTGGACTAAGTGGCATTGGTGCGCTTCCGAAGTCCTGCAGTCGTGTTGCGCTGAAGTCGAGGGGGTCGATGGGATCTGTTAGTGGGTAGTAGTGGCGCGGGCTGAGGCTGCGGATGTATTTATCGGCTACGTCGTTTGGCATTTCTTCTGTGGCTAGTAATCCGAGGGCGTCGTAGCAGTCAATCGTGACGGTGCTGTCGAAGCCGGCGTCGGTCATTGAAACGGGCCAGCCTTTGATGTAGCCCTGGAAGACTGCAAAGGTGCTGGTGGTTGTTGCTCGAACTCGGATTTGTTTTTTGGGGACCAGTTGGCCGTAGTAGGTGCCGGCGGTGTTGATCGGGTCGTACTTGCGGGCGCGGTTGTCTAAGACAACGGTGGCGGTTCCTGCTTCGAAGTTTTGATACTCATCGGAGCGTCCGCGTCTGGTTGTTACTTCGCGCACGTCGCTGGTTACGTCCACCCAGGTTGGTGTGGCGTCGTAGGGGCCGTTACTGAACGCGATCTCGACGATGGTTGTTGGGTAGGGCATTATTTCTTAACCTTGCGGCCTGTCTTTTTTGGCGCGGCCTTTGGTGTCTTGACTGTGATCGGCAGGCCATTGGTTGTTGCTCCGTACGTCTGGAGGACGCTGGTGACTGTTTTGGCTATCTCTGTGGGGTCTCCAATGCCGGACTGGATTGTGATGTAGAAGTTGCCGGTGCCTGCTCCGTTGACTGCTGTCGCGCCGAGGGCTGCCTCGAAGCCTGGCGTGGCCATGCCTGCTGCTGTGCCGGCGTCTGCTACGCCTTGCAAGTCTGCTGACAGCGATGCTGCTGTAAAGCCGCCGGTGCCTGCGATGAGGTCTTTGGCTACTTGTGCGCCGGCGACGGGGCCGAGGTCGAGGAGTTGTTGGATCGCTGCTTTGCTCATGTTGCCGCCTGCGATGAGGGTCTTCATACTCCCAGCGAAATTCTTAGCGGCGGCGATCTGTTCCTGGAAGATGGCGGTGTAATTCTTCGGTTTGACTGCTTGCGCGTCTGTGACGTTTTTTTCCGCTGCTGCTACACGGTCAAGCGCATCGGCATAGTTTTTCTGATCGCCGGAGGCTGTTGCTTGCTGAAGGTCCTGGTATGCCTCGCGGCGTTCTTTGAGTGCGTCGTTGACTTTGTTTTGTGCTTCTGCCTGGTCTGTGGCGGCGTTGTTGAATGCCTGGCCAAGTGAAACCTCACGGCTGATCGCTTCGCTGATGGTCGCCACGTAACTTCTGATGGCGTCCTGGGCTGCTTTGAGGTTCTCTTTGAATGTGGCGTACTTTGTTTTTTCTTTTTCTTTCCTGGTTGCTTCTGCCGCTAAAGCTTTTGCATTGGATGCTTCTGCTTTTGCTTCTGCTGCTTCTTTTTCTTTGGCTGCTTTTTTGAGAATGTCAATCTCGCGCTGGTTTAGGTCTGCGAGGATCTTTTTGTTGATGGCACTTTGTTTGTCGTTTGCGATGGCCTTTTTTTGTTCTTCGGTGTAGGACGACAGCGTGTCTGTGTGTTTCATCAGTGCGATGTCTGTTCCGAAGATGGCGTTGCTGGTTCTAAACAGTGCGTTGCCTGAAACATCGAGGACTGTTTTGAACCTGGTGGCCGCGTTACGTATGCGACCAAATCCGTTAACTGTTCCGTCCGCTGCGTGGAAGAAGTCACCAAGTTTTTTGTTGAGGTCGTCTAAGGCCAGGGATCCTTGTCTGCCTAATTCCTCGAAAGCCGCGCCTAATCCTTCGAGCGTTGCCTTCTCGCCTATGGCCACCAGGGCGTCTGCGATGCCGTTCATTACTGGCAGGAGTTTTGTGCCGATGGCGTCTGTTACTTCTCCGAAGCCGTTTTTCATTCGCGCAGTGGATAGTGCTGTGGCGGAGGCTGTTCCTTTGACTTGTGTTTCGATGGCGGTCAGGATGACTGCTTGCGCGTCGTGGATCCTGTTGCTTTGAACTAGGACGGCCAGTTTGGCTTTTTCGGACTCTGTGAATGTGATGCCGGATCGGCGTAGGGCGTTGACTCCTTTGACGGGGTCTTCAAGTGCCTTTCCTAGTTGCACTGCGTTGTTTGTTGCTTCGCCAAAGCCGGCGGCGGCCATGTCAACTGCGGCGGCTGTGGCCCTGTCAAATGCTCCGCCTGCTACGTCTGCAGTGATCGCTAGTTGTCTAAAGGTCAGCAGTTTTGCCTGGGCTGCTTTGATGGTTTCGGCGGTGACGCCTGTTTCGCGCTCGAGCGCGTCTGCGTAGTCTTGGATCCGTTTGGTTGTTGTTGCTGTTCCTGCACCGAAGAGTCCCATTGTGCGTGTTACTGCTTCGATGCGCTGGTCTGCGATGGCTGCTAGTTCTGCCATCTTTGTCCAGCGGACCGCGACTGCTGTTCCTGCTGCGCCGAGGGCTAGGAATGCGACGGATGCTTTTTTGGCGACTGCGCCGGCTTTGTTACCGAAGGTGTTTAGTTCAGCGGATGCGGCGGTCAGGGCTTTGCGTAGTGGGGCCGTGTTTCCGGTGACGGGGATGGAGATCGATTTTGCGGCCATTTGCGCATTCTACTTTCAGCGGTTGTTGGTGGGGCGTTGTCCTGGTGCGAAGTTGTAGCGCGTGATGAGTTGACTCATTTTCTTTTCATAGGCGTGTTTGACTTCGTCGCGTCGTCCGTCGAGTGCTTCGTAGACGAATGGCTGCGGTGCAATGCGTCGTGCTGGCCATCCAAAGTGAATAGGGCCGGCGTAAGGAACCGATGCTCCTCTGCCGATCCGAACGCGTCCCTGGTACTTTGTCGGGCTGGAAACGATGGTGCTCGAAAGTCTGCCGGTGAGGACTGGTGCCAGTGGTTTTGCTGCTACAGCGACGATGTCGCCGGCGATGCGGTGTGTGTCTTTCATGTCTTCTCGACAGGCTTCGTTAAGTTTTTTGAGGTCGCGTTGCATTTCGCGTAGTCCTTCAATTTGAAGACGGCCACCACCTTCTACTCGGTAGCCATAGACGCCAGAGCCAGCCATGCTTCATCTCCTTTTTTGATGTGGCCTGTTGGCCATATTGTTTCCACCATTGCTGCAAGTATTTCTGCCGGTGTTCGTAGCAAATCAAGCGGGCTAATGCCTGTCTTGACTGCTAGCGATGCAATTAACCAGGTTGTGCTGCCTGGTCTGAATGTAACGGGGGGTCTGCGTCGACCTCGAACGACTCCAGTGTCTTGATCCATTCTTCAAATGGCAGCGCTGTTTTTTTGTCTTCAACTATTGAGTGCCATGCTGCGTAGTAGATGTACGTGCTGCGCGGGTGGTCTTCTGTGAATGCTTCGGACCACGCTTTGTTGAAGTGTGACTCGAATGCGACCTCGGTGGCGGCAGAGACTTTGGTTTTTGTCTCTGTGCCGTCTTTGTGCTGGACGGTGAGGTGTAGTGCCATGTGCTTAGATGGTGCCCTTTGTTACGGATCCACCAGTGAGTGTGATGGATTGTTTTGCTAGTTCACCAACGGCTCCTGCCACTGGTGTTGATGCTGCTAAGAACATATTGATGCAGGTGAACTTCTGCTCTCCGGCTGTGGTGTTGTTTGACACAATCACTTGTGTCGTTCCTGTTC